ACGGAAATTGCCCTTGGGTATGCGATTACCCGCAAGGCGATTGACGACAACCTGTACAAGACCCAGTTTGCTCCGTCGAACCTTGGCCTCATTGAGTCCTTCCAGCAAACGAAGGAAATCTATGGCGCTAACTTGCTGAACACGGCGACGACCTATAACGCTTCTATCGGTGGTGACGGTGTGGCTCTTTGCTCCGCTTCGCATCCAATTGACGGTGGTACGGTTGCCAATACGCCCTCCACTCAGGTTGATCTGAACGAAGCTACCCTGCTGAACGCGATGATTGCGATCCGCACGAACTTCAAGGATCAGGCTGGCCTGAAGGTGTTCGCCCGTGGCCGCAAGCTCATTGTTCCCCCGCAGCTTGAGCCGGTTGCTATCCGACTCACCAAGACGGAACTCCGTCCGGGTACTGCGGACAATGACGTCAATGCCATTATGATGACGGCTGGTGGCCTTCCCGAAGGCTACATGGTCAACGACTTCTTGACCTCTGCCTATGCTTGGTTCTTGCTGACCAACATCGACGGCCTGTCGTACATGGAGCGCGTGAAGTTTGAATCCGATATGCAAGTCGATTTTGTCACTGACAATCTTCTTGTCAAGGGTTACGAGCGTTACAGCTTCGGTTACTATAACTGGCGTTCCATCTTCGGCTCCTTCCCCACCTCTTAAGAACGGAGACTGTAGATGTCTGTTAGCGCATTCTCCGGCCCCGTAGTTTCTTTTGGGCAAGGTCAGTTTCCTGACTACAACCCAGAGGCGGGCACGTCTCTCTTCTTCAACGGCACGGGGATTCTTGATCCCCGCGCTCCCTTCACCTATCAGCCCGGTCAGGATTTTGGTGCTTGCACGGCTGGATTTTTGGGTTCGTCCAACATCCAGACGTTGAACTATCAGCCCTACGCTCTCAGCACTTCCGCCATTGCGGCTGCTGCGAACGTGGTGTCTGGCACTGCGATGACCTTGGTTTCGTCCAATTCCACCACCACTGGTGTGGCAGTTAGTCAATATACGATTAACTACAACACCGGTCTTCTGGTTAGTGGTCTTCTGATGCTTGATGGTCTTGCGTCCTTCACGGGCGTTGTGGCTTCCGGCGTTCTGACTGCTTCCAGCGTGACTGGAACTATCATTGTCGGAATGACCATTTCCGGCACGGGCGTTACCGCTGGCACGACGATCACTGCCCAGTTGACTGGCCCCACTGGTGGCGCTGGAACGTATTCGGTTGTTGGTTCAACGACTGTTTCGTCCACCACCATCACGGGCGTGACTTCTAGCTCCACCAATGGCAATGCCTCCCTTCGTCTTCCGATGGGTCAAGCTGGCACTATTGAAATGTGGAACCCGCAGGCGCTTTGTGCCCGCGCAGTTAGTGTCACGGGCGCGGCTTCGGCTTCTGGTTCGGTTAGCTTCTTGGTTTCGGGCTACGACATTTATGGCGTCCCGATGTCTGAACTGATCGGCCCTGTGGCTGCCAGCACCACCGTCAGCGGCAAGAAGGCGTTCAAGTACATCGCTTCGGTTGTCCCGAATGCGACTGACGCCATCAACTACTCCGTTGGTACGCTTGACACATTTGGCTTCCCGATCCGCTCTGATTTCTTTGGTGATGTGGTTCTTAACTACAATGCCACGGGCATTACGGCTTCGACCGGATACACCGCTGCGGTGACTACTTCGCCCGCCACCACAACGACTGGTGACGTTCGCGGTACTTATGCGGTTCAGTCGGTTGCGGACAAGACCAAGCGTCTGTTCTTCTACCAAAACTCCCCTGTGACGAACGTCGGTTCTATTGCCGGTCTGTTCGGCGTAACGCAAGCCTAAAGGAGGCTCTTATGAAGAGTCGTAAAATGCGTAAGGACGGTGGGTCCATGAAGGGTGTCAATGACGCCGCGAAGGATCTTGCCGATAAGCCGGAGCGCCGCAACATTGCGCCTAAGATTTTCGGTGAAGCCGAAGCTCGCAAGCGTGGTGGCAAGACGATGGGCAAGGTTGACGGCGAGTCCGCCATGCACCATGCGGGCCGCAAGCCCCGCAAGTCCGGTGGCCGCACTGGTTCTAACATGAGCCCGCTTTCGTCTGCCGCCAAGGGCTCTCCTGCCCCCGGTCGCGATGTTTCGGGTAGCATTGTAGAGTAAATAGGACGAAAGTTCTGGTCAGTAGTTAGCGGGGGCCTAGTGCCCCCGTTTTTCTAGGAGACATAGATGTCTGGTGCTTGGACTAGAAAAGAAGGCAAGTCTGCCTCTGGTGGCCTAAATGACAAAGGCCGCGCTTCCTTGAAGGCAGAAGGCCATGATATTAAACGCCCCCAGCCAGAAGGTGGTTCCCGAAAGGATAGCTTCTGTGCTAGAATGACCGGCATGAAACGGAAGTTGACTGGTTCTGCCAAGGCAGCCGATCCTGACAGCCGTATTAATAAATCACTGCGAAAGTGGGATTGCTAAAATGGACAAGCCGTTTTGGGAAAAAGAAGCCCCTAAGGATGCTCAAAAAAAGCATCTTGATCGCAAGCAAATTCAGTCTGCTAAGGCTAGGGCTCGCGCCGCAGGGCGTCCCTATCCAAACGCTGTTGACAATATTGCGGCAGCACGGGCGGGGAAGCCTAAATGAATGTAGTAACTATGCCTTCCCTCAAACACTGCAATGGCTGCCAATCCAATAAACCTATTGAAGGTAATTTTTGGAAAGGGCAAAGCCTTTGCATTGAATGCACTAAGGACCGTCAAAAAAATAGGTGGGATAGCAGAACTCCTAAAAAGCGTCTTGAGCAGCACCTAAAATATAAATATTCTTTAACAATTAAACAGCTTAACGATTCTCTTGAAAAACAAAATGGCGGATGCGCTATTTGCGAAGAAGTGCTTCCCGATCTTTTGGTGTATAATAACAGGCGTCGGGGTTATGCAATTGATCATAATCACGAAACTGGAGAATTTAGGGGTATCCTTTGCTTGTCTTGCAATACAATGCTTGGGATGGCCCGTGACAGCCAACTTCTTTTAGAAAAGGCATCTGCCTACCTTAAAGAAAGAGGTTCGTACCATGAAACTGCCGCCGCCGCTAGGGCTGGCAAAAGGAGCTAAAAATGGCCGCTTTTACATCTACCGGCGCTGTCAGTCAGTCTATTACCCGCGTTGGCACATTTGAACCATTTGAGCTTCAAGTTGCCCGCGACCAGATTAGTTTTCATGCTGAACGGAATATATTTGCCAACGGAACGACTGCCGCAACTGCTGGCTTGTTCCGCACTGTTTGGGAAAACATGGGCAGCACAGAATATGTGTTTCCTAGTTCTGCATTGACTATGCAACTTGTCAGTGCTTCTGCCGGTGACACCGCTTCCATCACTATTACGGGCCTTGATGCTAACTATGCAGTTATCTCTGAAACGCTTGCGTTGAACGGCACTACCAACGTCCCTACGGTTAACCAGTATTTCCGCATCAACAACATGGCTGTCTCTAGCGGTAGCGCGACAAACCCTGTTGGCGTTATTACTCTTTCCAATAGCGGAACCATTTACGCCCAGATCAACACTGCCGTTTACAATGCAACAACGTCTAGCATCGGGCAGACACAAATGGCTGTGTTTACTGTTCCGGCTGGCTACACGTTTTATGGACAAAGGTATGGCGCTTATTCTTCGTTCAATGGGAATACTGCTAACTATACAACCTATCGGGCCATAACCAATTCTTCTGCGGGTGTTCAAAAGATCATTGTACAGACCCCATTTAACACTGTTTATGAGGTTATGCGGCATTTTCCGTTGCCCTATGCCGAGAAGACTGATTTGCGTTGGCAGATTGCCTCAAGTGCCGCAACTGCGGCGGTTGTCAGCATCAACATTGGTGGTGTTCTTATTAAGAACGACGGCTCACTGTAAGGTAGTCTGACATGGCAACCACCGGGACTTTCAACTTCAACCCATCCCTTGGTGAGTTGACTCTATATGCTTTTAATCTGTGCGGTGTTCGCAATACTGCCATTTTGCAAGAGCATCTTGAGAGCGCCCGCATGGCAGCTAATATGCTGTGTGCCCGGTGGTCTAACCAAGGGGTTAACCTTTGGAATGTCGATCTTGTGACCGTGCCTCTGGTAACAGGCCAAAGTAGCTACAGCGTACAAGCAAACACTGTGGTTATTTTGGATGCCTACCTAACCAGTGACGCATCCGGCGCGAACATCGACAGAATTATTCTTCCAATCAGCCGCACGGAATATGCCAGCTATCCTAATAAGGAACAGCAGGGCTTCCCAACAGTGTTTTGGTTTGACCGTTTGTTACAGCCTACTGTTACAATTTGGCCTGTGCCAAATACTGACAATGGGCCGCAATATCTAAAGTATTACCGTGTTGTGCAAATACAAGATTCAGCCTTGTCCAATGGGACAACTGTAGATGTCCCATACTTATGGCTAGAGGCGTTTGCTTATGGACTTGCTTATCGGCTTGCTCAAATATGGTCTCCTGCAATGGCTCAGACTATTAAGCCGATGGCAGATGAATCGTATCAGATTGCAGCCGACCAAAACGTGGAAACGGCGCAGCAGTATATCTCACCTATGATTTCTGGATATTTCCGATAAGGGGGAGCTATGGGATACGCTTCCAAATCGGGCCGCGCAAAAACAGATGCTAGAAATCCCAGAGCTTTTGGTATCTGTGATAGGTGTTCCCTATGGTACAATCATGTTGATCTTAAATGGCAATTTGATTGGGCTGGTGCATCCCTGATTAACAAGCGTATTTTGGTTTGTGATACGTGTTACGATACCCCTCAAGAACAACTTCGCGCTATTATTATACCGGCTGATCCTGTGCCGATTGTGAACCCCCGTGTTGAGCCTTATGCTTGGGATGAGATTGATCGTCGTCAGGTATCTGGGTATAACGCAAAAGATCCGGCAACGGGTATCCCGATCCAACAAGGTGACACCCGTGTTACCACTGTTGATGGTACGGTGCCTGATAAGACCCGTGTTACCCAGCAAACTGGTGAAGCTCCCGGCGGAACCAACCAGAAGCCGGGCACCGATCCTAATGCAGTTACTTACCGCAATATCATTACCGTTGCTGATAATGGCTCCGGTTTGATCCGAATCACTGTTACGGTTACTTCTGGATTTATTACCAACCAACGTGTTATAATCGGCGATGTTAATGGCGTCCCCGCCAACGGAAGGTGGGTCATTACTGTGGTGAATGCGACCCAGTTTGACCTTAATGATTCTGTATATTCGGGGGTATATACCACTGGTGGGTATGTTATTAATGATCCAAGCTTGCCCTACGGCTTCGATGAAGTGCCCAAGACAGGACCCCTCTGATGCCTAGATACGCTAGTAATATACAGATACCCAATCTAGGGGCAGCTATATCGCTTTCGGGGACTGAGCAAGTTGAAATTGTTCAGGCTGGAACTTCTGTTCGATGCACTACGCAGCAAATTGCCAATCTTGCTACGTTGACAGTAGCGCAGAATGTTACTACGGCGCAAAAAAACGCTCTTAGCGCCGGGTCTGGGCGCATCGTTTTTGATACAACTCTTGGCAAGTTATGTGTTTACACAGGTTCTGCTTGGCAGACCATAACTTCGGTGTAATGCAGTGGCAAATGCACAAATTCCAAACCTTCCAGCGGCAACCTCCCTTAGCGGGGCGGAACAGCTGGAAGTTGTGCAAGCCGGAACTTCAAAACGCACCACAACAGGCGCAATTGCAGGGTTAGTACCGGGTCCGACTGGTCCTTCTGGTGGGTTTGGCCCAACAGGCCCCGCAGGAAACACAGGGCCTACTGGAAGCACAGGGCCTACGGGTGCTGCATCCACAATAGCTGGACCTACAGGCTCTACGGGCGCTACCGGCCCGACCGGCCCAACCGGTGGAGATTCAACGGTTGCAGGGCCTACTGGACCCACTGGAAGCACTGGCCCGACCGGCCCAAATTCAACAGTTGCTGGTCCTACTGGACCTACTGGGCCGCAAGGCCCATTGGGGTCTACGGGGCCTACCGGGTCTACTGGCCCAACATCAACTATCCCCGGACCGACTGGCCCCACTGGTCAGCAGGGTTTGCAAGGCATTGCTGGGCCTACCGGCGCTACTGGCGCTACCGGCCCGCAGGGGACCATCGGTCCTACGGGCGTGTCGGGGCCAACCGGTCCTACGGGAGTGCAAGGCGCGACCGGCCCTACAGGCCCCACTGGTGCAGATTCCACCGTGGCCGGTCCTACAGGTCCTACAGGTTCAGCGGGAACGCAGGGTGCTACCGGCCCTACCGGCCCAACTGGCGCAGCGTCCACTGTAGCTGGCCCAACTGGTCCGACCGGGGCTGCCTCCACTGTAGCTGGCCCTACCGGTCCAACTGGCCCTACGGGCGCAGCATCCACGGTTGCAGGCCCGACAGGCCCTACGGGGACAGCGGGTTCAGCAGGAAGCGCGGGGCCGACTGGGCCTACGGGAACAGCTGGTACGGCGGGCGCTACGGGGCCGACAGGACCCACCGGAATTGGTTATGCGGGGTTAACTAGCAGCACATCAACACTGGTCAGTGTAGGTTCGTTGACGTTTACAACTAACCTAGCAAGCACCGCAACGGCTTTTGCGGTGGGCCAACGTGTTCGCATTGCCTACACAGTAACCCCAACCAATTACGTTGAAGGCATTATCACTGCATTTAGCGGGACTTCCCTTACCATCACTTCGGATGCTACGGGCGGCTCAGGTACATACACTTCATGGAATATTTCGGCCGCTGGCAATGTCGGGGCAACCGGCCCCACTGGCCCTACTGGCCCGACTGGAGCGGCGTCCAGTGTTGCTGGTCCGACTGGGCCTACTGGTCCAAGTGGCACAGGCCCCACTGGGCCGACTGGATCCATTTACCCCACTGGTGGGTCTCCTGACCGTATTTTCTATGAAAATCAACAAACCATCAGTGCCGATTATACAATAACAACTAGCTATAATGCTGGTACATTTGGACCAGTTACGATAAATTCAGGCGTCACTGTTACGGTTCCATCTGGAAGTACGTGGACGGTTATCTGATTCTGCTATCAAGGGGGATAAGCAGTGAAAAACAAATTGAAGATTTGCGTCTATGCTATCAGTAAAAATGAAGCACATTTCATAAAACGGTTTTGTAATTCGGCTAAAGAAGCTGATCTGATATTAATCGCAGATACGGGGTCTACAGATGGTCTTCCAGAAGAAGCTGCACGTTGCGGAGCAACTGTGCATAGCATTAGCATTAGCCCTTGGCGATTTGACTTGGCGCGCAATGCTGCTTTGGCACTTGTTCCGCCGGACATGGATGTCTGTATCAGCTTGGATATTGACGAAGTTCTTCAGCCGGGATGGAGGGAGGAAATAGAACGTGTCTGGATCAAAGGGGAGACCACCCGCCTCCGTTATATGTTTGACTGGGGCTGCGGAATTGCGTTCTACTACGAAAAAATCCACGCCCGTAACGGATATTTCTGGCACCATCCCTGCCACGAATATCCTGTGCCTGATGGACGCATTACGGAAGTCTGGGCGCAAACCGACATGTTGCTTGCAGTCCACAAACCAGACCCGACCAAAAGCCGGGGACAATACATGGATCTTTTGGAGCTTTCCGTAAAGGAAGATCCCCAATGTCCCCGCAATGCTTTTTACTACGCTCGCGAACTCAGCTTTCATTCCCGATGGGAGGAAGCTATCGCAGCTTGTAACAACTACCTAAAACTTCCTCGCGCTACATGGCAAAATGAGCGGTGCTATGCCTACCGGGTTATGGGCCGATGCTATAATGAAATTGGGCAGCCTTGGGAGGCTGAAAAGGCTTTTCAAATGGCCGCATCGGAAGCCCCCAACACAAGGGAGCCTTGGTGCGAACTTGCTATGCTTATGTATTATCAATCCCGTTGGGAAGAGTGTTTTGCTTACTCTATGAAAACATTAAAGATTACGGATAGGGATAAGGTTTATACGTGTGATCCAGAGGTTTGGGGATATAAAGCTCATGATTTGGCAAGTATATCCGCCTACCATCTTGGCCTTTTGAATGTTTCCTTAGAACAAGCAAAAAAAGCATCAGAAATAGCCCCTGACGATCTTCGTCTTTCTGGCAATGTAGTGTATATTCAAGACAAGATTGCTAGTGTTTAGGTAGGTTATAATGGACCCGCAAATGTTGTTCAACCTTGCTGCCGGTCTGGTTGTTGCGGGTATTGGCTGGTTTGCGCGCCAAATTTGGGATTCGGTCCAAAAATTGCAGATAGACCTTCATGCTTTGGAGGTAGACCTACCAAAAACATATGTTAGCAAAACAGAATATGGGGAAGATTTTAAAGAAATTAAAGAAATATGCCGACAAATCTTTGAAAAGATAAGCAGCCTAGAGCAACGTAAAGCCGACAGATGAGGAAAATATTATGATAGTAAGCAATGCGGCGATTGATCTCATCAAGCAATTTGAGGGTTGCCGCCTTGAGGCTTATCCAGATCCCGGCACGGGCGGGGCTCCGTGGACCATTGGATATGGGCACACCAAGGGGGTTTCGCGTGGGCTGATTATAACCAAGTGGCAGGCTGACGATTTTCTTCGGGTTGATTTGTTGGTTTTTGAAAAGGGCGTTGATGAGCTTGTTAAGGTTGACCTTAAGCAACACCAATTTGACGCGCTTGTGTCCTTTGCCTACAATTGTGGAATTGGAAATCTTCGCTCATCTACGCTTCTCAAGCTTGTTAATGACAGTAAATTTGATGCGGTTCCAGCCCAATTTATGAAATGGACACGGGCCGCAGGGCAGGAACTCCCCGGCCTTGTTCGCCGCCGCCGTGCTGAAGCTGCATTGTGGCGGGGGGTGGATGAGACTGCCCAGTTAAACCATCAAGAATCTAGCTCAAAACCCGATGCTCTCCCGCCCGCAAAGACGATGGCGGACAGCAAGCAGGGCAATGCTGCATTTATCACTGGCGGATTGGCGGTCATGGGTGCTGCTAAAGAAGCTTCTGCCCAAGTTAAAGATGCATCTGATATTATTGATGTTTTTACTTCTATTGTACATGGTCCAAATTTCTTAATCCTTCTTTCAATTGGAATTTTAGCAGGGGCTATCTGGTATTGGCGTTATAGGAACATGCAGGAAACGGGCCAGTGATTGCGTTTTTGTTTACGCCCATTGGTAAGTATGCCGCTATTGCAATGTTAGTCATTGGGCTAACTAGTTGTGTCATTTACAAAATACGCAGAGATGCTGTTGCAGAAGTTGAGGCAAGGGCTACTGCGGACGCGCTTCGGAGGGCTGAAAATGCGGTACGTTCTGGCGATTCTATTGATCTGTCCTCTGGCAGGCTGCGCCAGCATGACCAGTTCCAGCGTAACGACTAAATCTGCTTGTAGCGTTTGGCGGGACGTTTCTTGGTCCTCCAAAGATACGGATCAAACAATCCGTGAAATTAAAGTAAACAATGCCCGCAGAGAAGGCTGGTGCGCTGGCCTTAATTAAGTGTTATAGTGGGCCGGTAAGGAGATAGGCATTGACTACTGGTCTTTCATACGCTGGGACTGTAACGGGCACGAATAGCTATGTGGACCAGATTGCCACGATGGCTGTAGTGTCGCCGACTGATTCTGCCTATCTTACTATCTTGCCGCAAATGATCACCTATGCTGAAAATAGGATGTACCGTGATCTGGATTTTCTGTTTACCTCTATCGCCACCACAGCCTACGGCCTCACGGCAGGGAACCGGATCATCGCCGTTCCTGCGGGCACTCTTGTGGTTCCAGAACAAATCAACGTAATTACCCCCAGCGGCACAAGTAATCCAGACATTGGCACCCGTGTTCCATTGTTGCCTACAACTAAAGAATTTCTTGATGCGGTATATGGGTCTGGTGCTGTAGCAAACCGTGGAACCCCGCAATATTTTGTGCCATTTGACGACTATACGTTTCTGGTTGGCCCCTATCCAGACGCTAATTATACATGTGAAATAGTTGGCACATACCGTCCAGATAGCTTGTCGGCCACGAATACTACAACATTTATTAGCCTTTACTTGCCAGATGTGTTTATCATGGCATCCATGATCTACATCAGCGCGTATCAAAGAAACTTTGGTCGGGCTAATGATGACCCCCAGATGGCTATCACTTATGAGAGCCAATATCAGGCACTCTTGAAATCGGCACTTACGGAAGAAAACCGCAAGAAGTTCGAAGCTGCCGCTTGGTCTTCGCAGTCTCCATCTACCACTGCAACACCGACGCGGGGGTAATCCATGCCCCACAGCGCGTTCAAAATTTTGCCGGGCGTGGACCAGAACAAAACTCCAACCCTCAATGAAGCTGCAATTTCTGTGAGCCAACTTGTCCGGTTCATACCGGATAGAACCCTTGGTGGGTTGGTCCAAAAACTTGGTGGCTGGACTAAATTTTTCTATGGGGCGATAGGGTCTTACGTTCGTTGCCTATGGGCATGGGAAGATAGCAACGCAAACTCATATCTGGCTGTTGGTGCCGATGGCCAAGCCCCGCTTGTGGTTACTGGCGCAAGTGGAAACGGAACTACCGTTACGCTCACATATGCGAAACCGTTTACTTTTGTCACAAACCAAAAAATTATTGTGGCTGGGATAAACCCATCTGCGTATAACGGAACTTATATCGTCACAGGAACAACAGCAAATTCAGTATCTTACTCTAGTTCCACAACCACCACATATGTCTCTGGCGGAACCATTGCTGGTGGCGGCGGATCTCTGTCGGTAATTGTGAGCGGCGGCATTAATGACCTGACGCCACAAGATCTCACTGTCAATATTGCTGTTAGTTTCTCTACTACAACTGGGAGCAATGTCGTAACTATTACAGATACGGGCCGGTATGCAGACCCATACGATGTTGTTAACATATTAACGCAAGTAACCGTTGGTGGAATAGTATTATTTGGCCAGTACCAATGTTATAACTATGGCGGATCAGCAAATACATATACAATTTATGCAATAGATCCACTTGGAAACCCAGCAAATGCAACGTCTACTGTAGTTAATGGCGGGGTTGTGTCGCAATTTAATACAACACTAGCTAGTGATTTTGCTACTGTAACACTAGCAAACCACGGATATGCGGCTGGAGATACTTTCCCTGTTCTTGTCGCTTCTACAATAGGCGGCATAACTTTTTATGGAAATTACACAGTTATATCTGTATCTAGCACAAGCCAGTTTTTAATTTCCGGTCCTTCCATCGCCACCTTAACTACTAGTGGTTACGAAAATTCCGGCAACGTCCGTCTTCTATACCATAACGGGATTGGCCCCGGCAGTGCAGCAAAAGGTTATGGTGCAGGCGGATATGGGTCTGGCGCATATGGAACTGGGGCCGGTGGGCAAAATGGTGCTGGCGTACCGATCAATGCAATAGATTGGACCCTAGATAATTGGGGCGGATTTCTGTTGGCGTCTCCTTATGGTGGGCCAATTTATGAATGGGACCCCAATTCGGGCAATCCTATTGCAACAATTATCCCACAAGCCCCTCCCGTCAATAACGGCATGTTCGTTGCCATGCCACAACGCCAAATCATTGCGTGGGGCTCTACATTTACCGGTATTGTAGACCCTATGCTCATCCGCTGGTGCGATGTAAACGACTATAACCAATGGATTGCTCTTATCACCAACCAAGCGGGAAGCTACCGGATTCCCAAAGGTTCCCGAATTGTCCAATGTATTCAAGGCCCCCAACAAGGACTTATTTGGACTGATCTTGGCATATGGGCTATGCAATACGCTGGCCCACCATACGTCTACCAATTCAATGAACTGGGAACTGGCTGCGGATTGATTGGCCGCAAGGCAGCTGGATCTGTCAGTGGTGTGGTTTACTGGATGGGACAAAGCCAGTTTTATCGGCTATCTGGGGACGGTGTGTCCCCCATTCGGTGCCCTGTCTGGGATGTTGTGTTCCAAGATTTAGATACCAACAAGCTAGATAATATTAGATTTGCTGCGAACTCCCGTTTTGGTGAGGTTGCTTGGTACTATCCAACCAAGTCAAACGGCGGGGAAAACAGCCATTACGTAAAGTACAATTATGTACTTGATCAATGGGATTTTGGTAAACTTAGCAGAACCGCTTGGATTAATGAATCTGTACTTGGACCGCCAATTGGAGCGGCTGACGATACTTATATTTATCAACATGAAACTTCTCCCGATGCTGACGGGAAGGCAATGCTGTCATCTTTTCAAACTGGTTATTTTGTTATTACTGAAGCCAATGAAAAGATGTTTATTGACCAGATTTGGCCCGATATGAAGTGGGGCTATTATGGTGGTACGCAAGGCGCAAACGTGCTAATCACGTTCTACGTTGCTGATTATGCTGGCCAAACACCTTTGGTATATGGCCCATATACAATGACACAAGCTACTACGTTTTTAACACCAAGGTTTCGGGGCCGCCTTGTCTCTGTTAAGATTGAAAGCAATGACATTGGCTCTTGGTGGCGTCTTGGAAACATCCGCTATCGCTTCCAACCTGACGGTAGATACTAATGACTGCTAGTCTTTCCGACATCCTTACTACCCAGAAGAACGGCGTTGTTGCGCTCAACAATGTGTCAACATCCAATTTACGTGGGCAAGGAACGCAAACCTCTGCTACCGTTACGGCTTCAACACTGGTAATCGCTGGAAGCGGGTATCTGGTTAATTATGCTGTAGTCGTAGCGGGCAGTGCTGCTGGCACAATTAATAACGCATCGACCACGGCACTAGCAGCTGCTGGAAATGTTTTGTGTGCAACGCCCGCAACTGTTGGCGTTTATCAAACTGGGCAGTTTTTTAATTCTGGTTTGGTAATTGTCCCCGGCACTGGGCAGTCTATCAATGTCACATATTCTCCGGGGTAAATCATGCCGCTGAAGCACGGATCATCGCCCAAGATCGTCAGTTCTAACATCAGTGAACTGGTTCATAGCGGACGCCCGCAAAAACAAGCAATCGCCATAGCACTTAGCGAATCACGCAAAAAGAAGGCCGGGGGCGGTAGCCCATTGCCACCCGCAAAGCCACAGACGCAGGGCGTCAAGCCGCATGTTGGTCCTATCCATAGTGCGGTTGCTGGCCGCACAGATCACTTGCCAATGCATGTTCCATCAGGATCGTATGTCATCCCCGCAGACATAATCTCTGCAATGGGTGAAGGCAATACGATGGCTGGCTTTAAGATTATGAACGATATTACTAACCAATATGGTGGGCATCCTGCCGGATATGCCACTGGTGGGTATGCGGGCCAACTAGTTCCTATTGTTGCGGCAGGCGGTGAATATGTTATTTCTCCCGAAGTAGTCGCTAATATGGGCAATGGCGACATGGATGCAGGACACGGCGAACTAGATGAGTTTGTGAAGAAAATGCGGGCGAAGACAGTGGATACGCTTAAGAAGCTACCCGGCCCGAAGCAGGATTAATGGGGGTATAGGCATGGTTGAAGACTTGGGGGTACGGATTGGGGTGCCGGAAGATGTGCATCCTATGATGGAATTGGCATTAAGCGCCTGCGGGGAAAATGGATTTGTAAATCCTGATCCGCAGAAATTATTGGCTGAAATCTGGCCTGCATTAAATCTTGATAAAGGTTTAATGGGTATCATTGAGGGTGAAAATGGTATTTTGGAAGGTGCAGTCCTTCTCAGGATAGGAACCATGTGGTATAGTCAAAGTCCTGTATTAGAAGAAAAGGCTATTTTTGTGCATCCTGAACACAGAAGCGCCAAGGGTGGAAGAGCTAGGCGTCTTTGTGAGTTTACTAAACAGGCGTCAGATGAATTAGGGTTGCCTTTGATTATTGGAGTACTTTCCAATCATAGGACGGAAGCCAAAGTTCGTCTTTATGAGCGTCAATTTGGTAAGCCTAGTGGGGCGTTTTTCTTGTATAATGCAGAAACGGGTGCCTTCGCGGCCCCATCGGAGTAAATGGAATGGGTGGCAAGACAAGTCAATCTAGCCAGTCGGTTAGTATCCCGCCAGAAGTTCTGGCGCGGTATAACTCCGTCAATGCCCGCGCAGAACAAGTCGCTCAAACACCGTTCCAGCCCTATACTGATCAATTTGTTGCCGGTCTGACGCCCACCCAAACTGCGGGCATTCAGAATACTTCTACTTCTGCTACACAAGCGCAGCCTTATTATAATGCCGCTACGGGTCTAACTTTGTCTGGAGCGCAAGATGTCGGCGCTCTGACACAAAATCAAATTGGCTACTATCAGAACCCCTATACGCAGGCAGTTGCCGCGCCTACTCTTCAAGCATTGCAACAACAGCAAGGCCAAGAGCGTTCCCAACAACAAGCGCAGGCTATTAAGTCTGGTGCTGCGTTTGGTGAGCGTTCCGGCCTTCAGCGGGCGCAGCTGGCCGGTCAACAGAACCTTGCTACTGCACAGGCGATTGCCCCGATCTATCAACAAGGCTACCAGCAGGCTGTGCAAACGGCGCAGGGTCAACAAGGTGTTGTTGCCGCTGATTTGGCCCGCAGGATGCAAGCTGGTCAGCAAGTTGCCGGTCTTGGTACTGCAGCCCAGCAAGCTGGGCTCCAAGGCGCACAAGCTCAGATTGCTGCCGGTACGGTGGAGCAACAAACCCAACAGGCAGATCTTACTGCCAAGTATCAACAGTTCCTTCAACAGCGCGGTTACGACTTCCAAACTGCCCAGTTCCTTGCCAACATTGCTATGGGCACTGGCGCGCTGTCTGGTTCAACTACGACCACCACGCAGCCGCAAGGGTTCTTCTCCGATGAACGCCTGAAGCATGATGCCCGTCGAATCGGTGAGACCGATGATGGTTTGCCGATTTACAGCTACAAGTACAATGGCGACAACAAGACCCAAATTGGTTTGATGGCGCAGGACGTTGAAAAGCGTAAGCCCGAAGCGGTTGGTCTTGCGCCTGCCTCTGATGGCAAGATGTACAAGACGGTTGATTATGACAAGGCTACCCGGACCAACAAGGACTACGGTGGCGGCGTCATGGGTGACTATGATCCGTCTTCGATGGGCGGCGCAGTTGCCCCCGGTCTTGCTGGTGAGGGTTTTGCGGACGGTGGTATGCCGGGAATGCCAAACACTGGTGGTATGCCGGGCGTGGCGGGGTATGTTCCTGCTGCAAACCTACCTATTGGCAAGTTGATGATTGCTGATTCTAAGCTGTTGCGACAAAACCAAGCCGGATTGGGTTCGGCTGTTGAAACCGGCAAAAACATTGCTGGCCTATATGACATGGGCAAGAGTGGCCTTGCTTGGGGTAAAAAGCAAATTGCGGCCAACGGCGGTCTAATTGTTCCGCGTCACGGTTATGCAACTGCTGGCGGCGTAGGTGACGATGAGCCAACGCCCTACAACTATGATGAAACCAAAGCTGGCGAAGACCCCATGAAGGATGTTCTTCAATCCGGGTCGCTGATTTCCAAAAGCCTTCAAAAGCCCGGTGTTGGCGGCGCTCCCGGTCAGGGCCGGGGTATTGGCAATGACATTATGGATGCTGCTAATTTGGCGAAGGGCGTTGGCGGTCTGTATAGTGCTGGCTCCAGCTTCGCAAAATTCTT